TTTTTTATTTGCGAACAGCTAGGTATAAGTTGGGCGCAGTTACGCAAAACTATGACAGTAGAAGAAATTTACGCCTGGAGTGCTTACTTCCAGCTTAAAAATGAAAGAGAGGAAAAAGCCTACAGAGAAGCACAGCAGAAATCCCAATACCGAGGTATCCGCTAGGCTAGACCTATCGGTGCGTGCGTCCAGTGAGCGCAGCTAACTACGAAGTCAATATCCAGTTAAACACTGGTGCGATTGATGGGCAGCTGCGTTCACTGGAACGCCGTATCCAGACGTTGCGCCGCAACATTGTTGCTCCACTCCGTGCGGAGCAACAATCTTTACGCAATGCAGATCGTGCAGCAACGCTGGCGGATAGGCGTGCCAGCACAATGGTTATTACTCGCAAGCTTGGCGAGCAACTCAATCGCCTTGAGAAGCGCGGTGTGGATGTTGCCAAGGCCCGAACAGCACTTGACCGAGCTGGTGTAGCAACCGATAAGGGACGCCTTGAGACAGCCCGCTCGCTTAATAAATCTGTACGCGACTTTATCGGTGAGCAGAAACGCGCCACATCGGTAACAAACCGTGCCGGTCGTATGGCCACCGAAAATGTAAATGCACTATTTAACGCTCAACGTAAACGCTATACACTGGATCAAAAAATACGTCGACTCGAAGATAGTGGAGTAAATACAAACAAACTACGCACAAAATTAGGTGAATTTACTGAAGCCCAAAGCCAAAGAAATTTTGGCAGCGTACAAAAAATAGGTAATGAGCTGGATTTACTTGTTCGTAAAGAGCAAGATCGCCTGCGAGTGCAACAAAATCAGACGCGAGAACAAGAACGGCAACTACGAATTAGCCAACGCGCCGGAGGACCAGCATCCCCACTGCGCGGCGGTGTGACAATGCCTGGCTCACCAGCAGCACTTAGTGCCGCTGCCCGTGCTGGAGGTGCTCGTATCTCCATTCGTGGTGATATAAACACTCCAGGATCTCCAGCATTTATAGAAGCTCAAGCACGTGAACGAGATCGTGCTTTATCAAGAGCCGCAACCATTGGTGGTGCACGTAGTTCTATTCGCGGTGACGTAAATACCCCTGGCTCACCAGCATTTATTAAAGCCCAACAACGCGAGATTGCACGAGCTGCACGTATTGGTGGTTCCATATCTCCACTAAAAGGAGATGTGAATACCCCTGGCTCACCAGCATTTATCGAAGCCCAAGCACGTGAACGAGCTCGCGCTTTATCGAGAGCTGCAACAATCGGCGGTGCACGTAGTTCTATTCGCGGTGACGTAAATACCCCTGGCTCACCAGCATTTATCGAAGCCCAACAAAAAGAATTAAGCCGCTTGGCACGTCAAGGAGGAGCTACATCCCCGATCCGTGGTTCAGTAAACACGCCCGGTTCTCCAGCGTTTATTGAAGCTCAAGCCAGAGAACGTGCCAATGCTTTACGCAGGGCAGCAACGTTGGGCGGCCCACGCAATCCAATCGGCGGTGCTGCCAACATTCCCGGATCACCAGCTTTTCTGTCTGCACAACAAAGACAGCAAACAGGCTTTGGAAATAGAACTCGTGATGTTGTAAGCAACGCGATCATTGGTGGCGCATTTCCTCTGCTATTTGGCCAAGGAGGTGGAGCAGCCATTGGCGGCGGTTTAGGCGGCGCTATCGGAGGTTTGGCAGGTGGTACGCTGGGTTTTGGTCTCTCTTTGGTAGGTACCGTAATAGGTCAAGCGGCTGACGAAGCTCAGATGTTGAGCAAAGAACTGAACAATGTAAATATACGTTTGAATGACGCCGGAGATTCTTCACGTACAACAGCAAAAGACATCGGAGATTTAGCTTCTAAACTAAACATCACAAAAGAAGAAGCACTTAATGTTGTAAATGCCTTCAGAGAATTTGACTCCGCAAAAGTCCGTGAAGCTGTAGCAGCATCTTTTGGAGCAGCTGGCGGCCGTGAAGGTTTTGATGCTTTGACTGCAATTCAAGATGGACAAACAGCATTGGAAGCTATTGTAAAACTGCGTTCAGAGCTAGGGCAAAAAGTATCAAGAGAAGCCCTTGAACAACTAAAGATAAATGGTGCTACAGCAGCAAGCGTATTTTTACAACAACGTCTAGCTACATTACAAGATCAAAAACTTGTTAAGCAAGCACAAGAAATTAAAAATCAAGATCGTATAAATGCGTTCTTAGCTTTAGGTCTAGTAGGGTCACTTAACTTGGCTAATCTGGAAGCTAAAGCCCAAGAATTTGCAAATAAAAGAGGACAAAGTGTAAAAAATGAAGCTAAAGAACGCAGAAGACTGGCACAAGAAGCTGTTAATGAAACTAAAGAATTTCTTAAACAGGTAAGTGCCTTATCTGGTCAGTATAAAGAAGAAGGTCGTGCTAAACCGGAGTCGCGTGCCGCAGCTTTACAGGAAGAATTGACCGCTATCAAGCGTATCGGTATAGAAGAAGATCGTATTCGAGATTTGCGGTTTGCAAATAGAGAACTAACTGCTATAGAAGCTGAGTTTGAAAAAGATAAAGCCGACATTATACGGGATCGCAATAAAGCACTACAAGAAGCTAACTATACAACTGAAAAAGCTTTAATTATTCAGATTGCATCGGAGCGTTTAGCTAACGCTGCAGCTCTACGCGATGACAAAAAGCGTGCCGTTGAAAAACAACGTAAAGATCAATATGAAAGTATCTTAAGAAGTGTGCAATATGAAACACAACTCATAGATGCTCGCATGGCGGGAAGAGAACGCGAAGCAACAATCGAACAAAAAATAACAGAACTTAAACGCGAACAACCGTGGTTACAAAAAGCGCAAACCGCTGAATACCGGAAACAGCTAGAGCTTTTATATCAACGGCAAGATGCTGAAGAACTTTTTAATATCCGCCGTCGTGCTGAAGTTCAAGGCACAGGATTCCAAGCCGGATTTATTGGAGATGCAGCGCGTGCATTTGAAGACCAACTAGCAGCTGGAAAAACTGTTGAGCGTGCAACCGAAGTTGCAAAATTAACTGAGCAATTACAACTTGCTCAATTACAGGCCCAGTCTCTTGAAGGACTGGTGTTAAACATCGGTGATGCCTTTGGACAGGCTATGACGGTTGGTGTTGCATCTTTAGTTGATGGTACTAAATCAGCCGAACAAATTTTTGCTGATTTTCTAAATACGATTGCTAATGCTTTGCTGCAAACAGCCGCTCAAATGATTGCAACTTATACCGCAATCGGTATTGCGCGAACATTTGCAGGTGTGCCAGCAGCACGTGGTTTAGAAGCTGCTACACCGGAAGGTAATGCCGCTTTCCTAGATCGAGTATTTAGCTTGGATCTTGCTGGGCCCCGTGCCGACGGAGGTCCTGTATCTGCAGGTCGTCCTTACATCGTTGGCGAACGTGGTCCCGAGTTGTTCATGCCGCGCTCCAGCGGCAGCATCTATCCCAACGATGCGCTTGGAACTGGCAATGTTCAGGTTGGCTCAGTCAACATCACAGTTCAAAACACCGGCGAAAATTTAAGTCCTGCTGCACAAAAACAGATCGCCAATCAGGTCCAAGGTATCGTGATGTCAACGTTGGTCAATCAGAAACGTAGCGGAGGCATCCTGTAATGGCATACATCAACTTTGACGACATCCCACTGGTGATGGCCACGCCAGTACGCCGCACCCAACGGCGTCAACTAATCAATTTCGGAGATGGTTACAGCCAAATCCTCACCGACGGCCTCAACATTGACCAAGAACGCTGGCGCTGTGAAACACCTCCACTGCCATATTCCAGTGCCTACTCAATCGAAAGCTTTTTTCTGAGCAAAAAAGGCCAAACCATCAGTTGGACGCCGATCATGGCGACCAAAAATCTCCAGCGCCCCTTCCAAGCCGGAATCCTGGATCTTGGCTACGACAACCTTTCTTCCCTTACCTTGGCCGGTTATAGCCGTCCTACCAACTACACAGCCAATCTCGCAACCGGTCGCCTCACCTCCGTAACCATCTCCAACGGCACGGTCGTCGATGTGACCTTGACCCTCTCCGCCCGTAACTACATCCTTGCTGATGGCTGGGAAATGACTCCGGCAAGTTCCGGCTACATGACCGTGAGTTTTGAGCTGGTGAGGATTTACGTGTGACGCAAACTCCCCCAAACGC